AGGTAGTTTTAATTCGATATCCTCATGGCGGGAAGTTTGAGATTCCTCAGTTAACCGTTAACAATCAGCAAGCTTCTGGAAAAAGACTTCTTGGTTCAGCTAAAGATGCCGTTGGAATAAATCCGAGAGTTGCCGAAAGATTGTCTGGAGCAGACTTTGATGGCGACACCGTTCTGGTTATTCCAAATAATTCAGGGCTCATAAAAACCTCTGCTTCTTTAAAAGGACTTGAACATTTTGACCCAAAGATTTCATATCCTGCATATGAAGGCATGCCTAAAGTATCTCCTGCTACTGGCTTTCATAAGCCTATGCAAATGGGCAGCGTGTCAAATCTAATTACCGACATGACTATCAAAGGCGCCAATACTGATAAGTTAGCAAGGGCGGTTCGTCATTCTATGGTTGTCATTGATGCAGAAAAGCACAATTTGAATTACAAACAGTCATACATTGACAACGGAATTGCTGCTTTAAAAGAGGAATACCAAGGTGGTGCAAATAGAGGTGCTTCTACACTAATATCAAAAGCCTCTTCTGAGGTTAGGGTTGGCACTAGGAAACTAATGACTAACACAAAGAAGATGACAGAGCAAGAAGTAGCAGATTACACTTCTGGAAAAAAGGTATACAAGTATACGAATGAATCATATACAAACGCAAAAGGCAAAGTGGTTCCTCGTACTATGACGTCCAAATTGATGGCTGAAACAGAAGACGCTTTTGATCTATCTTCTGGCACAACGATGGAAGCAATCTACGCAACCCATGCCAATAAATTAAAGGCCCTTGGCAACGAAGCAAGAAAAGAAGTCCTTATTGCACCCCATATGAAATACTCCCCATCTGCAAAGATTACGTATGCTACAGAAGTCTATTCTTTAAAAGCTAAACTAAACGTTGCACTTAAGAATGCACCTTTAGAAAGGCAAGCCCAGTTACTAGCAAACACAACCCTTGCTGCTAAAAAGATAGATAGCCCAAACATGGAAGCCTCTGAACTTAAAAAGATTAAAGCACAGGCTCTTAATGAGGCACGTAATAGAATGGGTGCTAAGAAAGAAAGAGTTGACATCTCTGATAAAGAATGGGAAGCCATACAATCAGGTGCTGTTAGCACTAATGTACTATCGCAGATACTTGATAATACAGACCTTGATAAGGTTAAGCAATTAGCAACACCACATGCAGCCAAGACATTGATGACACCTACTAAGGTAGCAAGAGCCAAAGCAATGCTTGCTTCTGGTGCTACACAAGCACAAGTAGCTGATGCATTAGGCGTATCGACATCAACGTTAGCAAGAGCAATAGACAAATGAAAGGGAGGATCATACTATGACACGAGTAATGGTAACTACAAGCGATAATCCATTTGATCCTTTCACTCAGTTTGATCAATGGTATGCTTATGATGAAGACAAAGGCTATTGCACATGCGAATACTTAGCAAGAATAGCCAAATTGTCTGATGAGTTGAGTCCTGTTGATAACAATCTTGCTAATGAAGAAGCTGTTGATGAGATCGTATCCTACAATCTTCTTGGTATTTATAAGAAAGTTACTGAAGAAATACAAACATAATTTACTATTTGACATAGGGGGAGGGGTCTCGCAAAAGATACCCCCCCTCTTAATCGCGTCACTCCTTAAAAATTCTCCGGCGGGATATTTTTCTGGGTGCTTTCCAAGTTGGCGGCGGTCCTTTCACAAAAAACAGGAGTGGTGATCCTGTTCTCCTTTCAAGAGACGCCCCACGGGCGTTCGAAAGTCTCGCCGCCAACTTGTAAAGCCCCCAGAAACCAACCCAAAACTATCTTGAAAGGATTACAATCATGAAACGAACACCACGTGAACATTTTCCAATTTTGTTAATACCGCTTATTCTTTGCCTAATCGAGATTCTTTCCTCCGGACTGGTTAAACCAGTCACAGTCCAACCGGTTCCAACACCGACTAATAGTCCACTTGTTCTCGAACAATGTGTTGCTGTAATGTATGTTCCAGAATCAACACCGGTTACGATCCCTACACAAGAGGAAATCATCAATGGGTACATAAACGATATTTGTTCACAGTATGGGGTCGATCCCTACGTTGTTGAGGGCATAGTTTTCTATGAATCTCGATATCAACCATATGTACATAACGGAAGATGCGTTGGGCTTATGCAAGTGAATACATATTGCCATGCTAAACGAGCCGAAAGACTTGGTGTCACAGATTTCTACGATCCATATAGTAATATATTAGTCGGGGTCGACTATCTTTCCGAATTAATCGATACGACTCAGAGTACTACGTTAGCACTGATGTCATATAATATGGGACAGACGGCCGCGTATCGGTTATACAAAACAGGAAAGACAAGTTCTTACGCCAGATTGGTTTTAGCAAAGGCCGAGGAACTTAAACAGGAGGCGAATTAAGTTATGGGCGGTTCTGAGAGAGAAGAAACTCAGCCAAAGAGACGAAGACCTCCTGCCAACACACCAGAAGCACGAGAAAACCAATTGATAGCACTCGCTTTTGATTTGGCCGAGAAACAACTTTCAGAAGGAACTGCCTCGTCGCAAGTTATAACCGAGTTTCTTAAACGCGGTTCGTTACGAGAACGCCTCGAGAAAGAAATCCTTGCAGAACAAAGAGAACTTCTAAAAGCTAAAACCGAGAATCTTAAATCTGCGAAGAATGTTGAAAGTCTATATACTAATGCGCTTTCCGCCATGAAAACCTATAAAGGGGAAGGACGAGATGGCGACGATGATTAGAAAATACTCTGAGTTGAAAAGACTAATTACTTTTAAGGAACGATACGAGTATCTTCGTCTTGCCGGTGTCATTGGGAAGAGTACTTTCGGGTACGATCGATATTTGAATCAGTTACTCTACACCTCAAAACGTTGGCGTCAAGCACGCGACCCCGTTATAATTCGGGACAAGGGTTGCGATCTAGGTATAAAGGATTATGAAATCGAAGATAAAATTATTGTTCACCACATGAACCCTATAACCATCGAGGACATTGAACAAAACCGGGACATCGTGTTTGACCCAGAGTTTTTAATTTGTACTTCTCTAAACACAAGCAATGCTATTCACTACGGCGATGAGAGATTACTTCCACAGTTGCCGATCACGAGAAGACGAAACGACACTTGCCCCTGGCGATAAAAAAGATTAGGAGGACCAAAATGGACGAACCTATTGTTGATACAACCACAACCAGTATTCTGACGTCAATCAAAAAATTACTTGGACTAGATGACTTATATACACAGTTTGATACGGACATTACAATATACATCAACTCGGTACTTATGTCGCTTACACAACTTGGGGTTGGTCCAGTTGAAGGGTTTTTCATAACCGATAAAACAGTTACCTGGCCTGATTTTATTGGCCAACGAAAAGATCTTGAGGCGGTTAAGTCCTTTGTATATTTGAAAGTACGTCTAATCTTTGATCCCCCGACAAGTTCTTTTGTCGTCGATGCAATCACTAGGCAGATTGCAGAACTCGAATGGCGGATTAATATTCAAGCGGAAGGAGTGGTAATAAATGATGGATGATACAGAGTTCTTAGCCCACTATGGCGTTTTAGGAATGCATTGGGGGCACCGTAAACTCGAAACGAGTGGTTCACGACTTTCTCCAGAAGAAAAGGCCGCACAGCAAGCGGAAACAGAACGTAAGAAAAGGCAAAAGATACTTGCATCTCCAAAAAGTCTTCGAAAAAATCGTAAGATGTTTACTCAGGAAGAAGTAGATCAAGCGGTTAAAGAGTTTAGACTCGACAGAGATCTTCGGCAACTCGAACTTTCTGAGATAAAAAAAGGGAGCGAATACGCAAATGCGTTCTTAGCAATAGGCTCATCAGCCGTTGCTGCATACGGGATTTATAAATCTCCCCTTGGCCAAGTCGTATCGGGGGCCGTCAAAAAGGCCATACTAACGTAGGTGAATAATTATGGCATTATCCAATACCGCAACACCTAAATATTACGGACAGTTCCGAGACGCCGTATTAAAGGGCGACATCCCAGTTAACAAAGAGATTTCAATGCAGATGAATCGTATTGACGATCTTATTGCTAACCCAGGAGTATACTACGATGACCAAGTGGTTGAGGGATTTGTTGAATATTGTGAAAAAGAACT